GACCACCAAGCTGTTTGCGTCTACTTCTACGATTATTTACGATGCAAGCACCTCAACAGCTACCCAAAGTCTGACAGGTAACACCGATGGTAAGTGGATTCATTCCATGATTACTACAGCGGGTGGATCATTTATGCCAGCCGTTAACGGGGTTGACCCAATGGTAGTTTATGACGGTACAAGATGGTCAAGAAGTGCGACTACATCAACGGCACAGACTATTTCAAGCATTACTAGGGGTGGCACAGGTAACCTAACCGCTACCCTAGTAACTGCCAGCGCACATGGTCTAGTCACAGGTAACACCATAACAGTCGCAGGAGCAACACCCGCAGAATTTAACGGTACTTACCGCATCACGGTCACGAATGCGACAACCTTTACCTACACGATGACAACCGCCCCAAGCGGTGATGCGACTGTTGTAGGTACTTATACGATTGATTACTACATTACAGGTAAAAACTCTAATACATTTGCATATGTCAACTTGTTTAAAGAGCGTCTGTATTTTGTAGAAAAGAACACGCTTAATTTTTGTTATTTACCCGTAGATTCTATTAATGGGGCGGTAACCTCATTCCCCTTGGGTGGCATCTTTAAAAGGGGTGGCTATTTACAAGCAATGGGAACTTGGACTATTGATGCTGGCTACGGGGTAGATGATTTAGCTGTATTTGTCACAAGTAACGGAGAAGTCGCTGTTTACAAGGGTTCTGACCCATCTGACCCTAATGATTGGGCGTTGGTAGGTATTTGGAACATTGGACAGACTTTTGCCCGTAAGTGCGTGTTTAAGTTTGGTGGCGATATATTGATTCTGACCGAAGACGGTTTAACGCCTTTGTCGGCAGGTTTGCAATCTACCCGCCTAGACCCCCGTGTAAACATTACCGATAAGATTTTCTACGCTATTAGCCAAGCGGCTGACTTTTACGCTACAAACTATGGCTGGCAGATGAATTATTTTGCCAAACAAAATATGCTGATCGTCAATGTTCCCATAACGGGCGGGTCTGAACAGTATGTTATGCACAACATTACAAAGTCATGGGGAAGATTTACCAACCTAAACGCAAACTGCTGGGAGTCTAGCGGTGACGATATGTATTTTGGGGGTACAGGCTTTGTAGGTAAGTTTTACGATACTTTTGCCGATGCGGGTACAAACATCAAGGCATTCGTTCAACAGGCATACTCGTATTTCGACTCTAGGGGACAGCAAAAACGCTTTACCCTAGTACGCCCTATCCTACAGACCGATAACGGCTTACCGACCGTTTTGTGCGGTCTTAGCACCGATTTTGACACCGTTGAATTAACCAACCAAATATCATTTAACCCCGCCATCTTACAAACTGGTGAATGGGACTTAGATACATGGGATAACGCTAACTGGGGTGGTGGATTGACCACGACTAAGATATGGCAGGGCGTAACAGGATTAGGTTATGCAGGGTCAGTCAGCCTTAATGTTGCATCGCAAAATATTGAGTTTCACTGGGCTAGTACAGACTTTGTAATGGAGAAGGGTGGAGTTCTGTAATTGATATTGACTGATAAAACCATTTTAGGGCCTTGGATCGCACAACGCTGTAACGCAGTTTTCACGCCCGATAACTCCAGCACAATTGGCTGGGTTAAAGATGGCAAGATCACGGCAGGAGTTTGGTACGAAGATTACAACCAAGTATCGGTTACAACCCACATAGCAGTAGAAGAACCGTTAACAAGAAGGTATTTGAATGTTATTTTTGATTACCCCTTTGAACAATTGGGGGTAAAGAATATAATAGCCCCAGTAATTAGCGATAATGAGTTATCGATTGATTTTGTTAAGAAATTAGGTTTTGAGGAAAAAGCCCGACTACTCGATGTTTTTCCTTCAGGTGATTTGTTGTTTTTCGTGATGACGAAAGATAAGTGTAGATACATAGGAGAAAGATATGGGAAAAGGCGGGAGTGCGCCCCCACCACCTGATTATCGTGGTGCGGCAATTGAAACAGCTAAAGGCGATGTAGAGGCGGCTAGACTAGCAACAGCGGCTAACCGTGTAAATCAGATCACCCCTTACGGTGAACTGCGCTATTCCACAAACCCTGCTGATGTGGATCAATGGGGCAATCAGATGTGGACTGCTACGCAGACCCTATCCCCATCCCAGCAAAGACTTTTAGATTATCAAAATCAGACCAGCGAAGGTCTTGGTGAACTAACAGGTACAGGACTTGACTATGTAAAGGGTATGTTACAAGACCCATTTACTACTAAAAACTTACCATCTTTAGGAATTAATGCGGGTGAAACTTACCAAGACGCTTATATGCGTAGGCTTCAACCCCAAATCCAGCAAAGCCGTGACAAATTACAGCAAGATTTAGCAAACAGAGGCATTGATATTGGCTCTGAGGCGTATCAGCGGGCAATGTTCCAACAAGATCAGCGTGAGAATGACCTTCTCTTAGGCGCAACTACCCAAGGTTTTGGAACTGGTTTATCTGCTCGTCAACAAGGCTTTACCGAAGCGGCATACCAGCGTAATGAACCACTCAATACCCTAAACGCTGTTCGTACTGGCGCACAGGTTACTAACCCAACTTTTGTTAGCGTACCCCAACAGGCAACTACTAAGGGTGCTGACTTACTAGGAGCGGCTACCGCTGAAGGTAACTACAACACCGCTTCCGCTAATGCCGCACAAGCTGGTCAAGCAGGTATGACGCAAGGTCTTGTAAGTCTAGGTTCTACCGCAATTATGGCGTTCTAATGCAAGAGTTCTTTGACCGCCACGAAAAGGTCGCTTTGATGTTTTCAGGCGGTAAAGACTCTATTGCTTGTTTGCACCTAATTAAAGATTATTTAGACAAGACAACGGTCGTATGGGTCAATACAGGGGCTAGTTTTCCTGAGATTGAGGACTTGATGGAAGAAACACGGTCAACAGTACCGAATTTCTTAGAAATCAGGACAAATCAACCACAATCCGTTAAGTCTAATGGTTATCCAGTAGATGTAGTACCCGTGAATTACACAGATTTAGGTCAAGCGGTAACAGGAATCAAGGATTTTAAGGTTCGTAGCTACTTTGAGTGCTGTTCTGAGAACTTTTGGATACCCTGTGACGCTGAAATTCGTAAGTTAGGTATCACGGGTGTTATTCGTGGTCAAAGAGCAAGCGAAAAGCACCGTGCGCCTATCCAATCAGGTCATATTGAGAACGGGATTGAGTACAACTTCCCGATAGAAGCATGGTCAGATAGCGAGGTTATTGACTATTTGCGTAGCAAAGATGTAGTAATAGACGAAAGACTATCAATGGCGCACTCTAGCCTAGATTGCTGGAACTGCACCGCTTACATGGCTGATAGCACAGACCGTTTTAGTTACATTAAAAAGCATCATCCCGTTAAGTACCAATCTATTGTCGAAATCGTAAAAAAAATCGATAATGTATTAACCGCAGAATCATCTATTTATAAAGGTTTCCTATGAATCCCTACCTATCTCAGTTTGCCCCACAAGTAATGCAACAAGAAATTTATGGGCCATCACAGATGATGGATACAACTGCCCGCCAGTTAGCCCAAGATGCTCGTAATAAGCAAGGCGTAGAACTAGGACAACAGGCATTGGGGGTTAATAAGAACCCTATGAGCGGTGTAGACCCGATTAAGCTGGGAATGGCACTACGCCAAATGAACCAGCCCTATGGTGGTACACCCCAAAGCGCATACGGTCAGCAAAACGCCTATCTGCGGGCTTCTACCATGATGCCATATACCCAACAACAGCAAGCGTTGATGGATCAAGGCGGTGCTGAATTCATGTCATTTAACAATCCAATGTCAGGATCGTAATTATGGCTAGTTACACCACAGGACAAGCTGGCGGTCAAGTACAGCCACTTACCAATATTCCTGCCGAATACACGGCAGATGCACTTGAATTAGCACGGGCGCAACGCATGGCTCAGATGCTCAGTTCTGCGCCAATGGCTGAAGGTCAAATGGTTAGCGGTCGTTATGTAGCACCATCTTGGACACAAAGTTTAGCGCAATTAGCTAATGCAACGGCAGGAGCGTATTTTGGTAATCAAGCAGAAGAAAAACAGCTTAAATTAGCTGAAAAACTGCGCCAAGATAAGTTAATGACGCAACAAGGCATTATGGATGCTATTGATAAGGGTGATACTAAGAAAGCCCTTGCTATTGCATCGTCACGCCCTGAGTACAGTAAAGAGTTTATTGCTCCATTAATGGCTAATGTGATACCTAAAGCACCTACGCCACCTGCGCCTACTACTGAAATGCAAAACTTCCAGTTTGCTAAAGAAAGAGGCGAGATACCAAAAGGCATGACATTCCTTGGCTATCAAACTTACATGAAACAGGTCGGCAAAGAGGCAACAGAAAAAGCCCCAATGGGTTACCGTTTCTTGCCTGATGGTTCATTAGAACCAATTAAAGGCGGCCCTGCTGATATGAAGACACAAGCTAAAGTAGCTGGTGCTGGTGATGTATCTACCGAAATTATTAAGTTAAAAGATAGTTACGACAAATTGTTTAAAGGTGGTGGCATTACTGACCCATCTCTTAGCGGTTACAAAAACATTGTTGCAAAAGCTAGTACAACACCGTTGGGTCAAGGTTTTGCTTCTACATTTGGCACACAGAATGCTACCGAGCGTGACAAGATTTCTCAATCACGCCCATTGTTAATGGGTGCAATTATG